CGACGACGAGGCCCTTAAGTTGGCCTTACAGTTGGCGTTTGGCATCAATTCTCATGGTGCCTTTGCTGCCGCATGGGAGCTCCTACCCTGGAGCTGGCTCATTGACTGGTTCTGGAACCTTGGCGGTTGGTTTGCCGCTAACGGTAACTTTCTCCGGTTGAGCCTGGATTCCATTTGCTGGTGTCGAACGACGTCTTCCATAACGACGTTCACACTTGTGCAGGGACCTGATGCTGGTATCAGCCTCGTTGGCGAATACAGCACCAGTAGTAGCTTAAAGGAGCGACATCCCATCGCTCCGATTTTGGCGCTTCTTCCTCCCCTACCCTCGCTGCCTTGCCTCACGGCAGGGCAGATGTCGATACTCGGTTCGCTCATAGCGCAATCTAGGCTGTGAGCACAGACTGAAAGGCGGCCCCATGATGGGGTCGTTAGGTTCAAGATGTTTGGGAACACCCTAACCCTGCCTCACGCGGACGGAAACCGCGTGTTGGTCAAGATTGACGCGTCGAAGCCCTATGAGTCGGAATACCTGCTCAGGGCTTCGGACAAGGAGACTACCGTCAGGATCCGGCATTCGGAAACGAAGCCGGCCGGTGGTGGTGGTGCGACCTATGAACGCCACAACGTGGAGGTCAAGGAACGCATCTTTGCGACGGCCGAGAAGGCCGAGTATTATCGCAAGTGGTACATCGTTGGCGAGTTGCTCCCGTCCGAGACGGACGTGAAGCTTGTCGACGCGTTGGCCGATTGGCTCATCGCGACGGCAAACGCCAATGTGACCAGTCTCCTCGGCAAGGAGTCCTAGAGTAAGGACGACCTTGCTCACCCGATCATTGGGCTGTAGAAGCCCTTGAATCGATGCCTGGCCAAGCTGCTGAGGTAGCGGAGACTGTCCGCTTTTTGCGCCGTCGCGTACCGGTGTTGAAAGACACGCGTTGCCGGCGGTGGTGCCTCGGCTTGCTAGCCGCAGTGTGCGAGCGCGGGGGTCGAGCGCGTTGCTCGGCTCCCGCCCTTGTCTGAGCCCGCGAGGGCGTTGACTTGGAAGTGCTTGCACTTAGGCGTGGTGAAGTCAGTCTGTATGGGACGGTTAACTACCGTCGGGATCCCGAGCGTCGCGTAGAAGCCAGAGCCTGTTTTATGCAGGGTGACTTGAAAAGCTACGTTCGTGACCTTTTGGAGCTGTACGCGAATATCCTTGCGGACATCGCGTATGCAAACCCTAACTTGGTGCCTGA